TATCATAATCATGATTAAATAAAATAATTGGATTTTTTTCAAAGTTCTGTAGTCCACCTTTCTGCCATGCTTCTGCTGAGATGGAATCACCCGCGCGATCAAAGTCAGCCGTGCTTGCCATCCCACGAATCATAACAGAACCATCGTCCTGTTCATGAGTCTTGAAAGTAGACGTCAGATTAAAGATTTTATTCATCATCTTTATCCTCTTTTACTGCTGGTTTAACAGCAGGCTTGACCGCAGCCTTAGGTGCAGGCGTAGGTGCTTTAGGTGGGGCAGGTTTTGGTTCCGATTTTTTTACTAAATCTGGGTAGTTCTTTTTTAGTGCATGAAGTACGTATTTCCATGCTTTAAAACTTCTTTTTACTGAAGGCGCTGATAAAGCTTCTTTAGGTCCTACTATACTTGCGTAAGCTTTGTACTCAATATTAAGAGGCAATCCAAACTCGCTAAAATGTTTGTGTGCAATATCTAATACTGTTTTCTTTACTCTGACTGCCATTTAATTTTCTCCTTCTTCAGTCTCGGAAGGTCTTCCCCCCTCCTCTGGATTTACTGCGCTACCTGCAATATTTGCAGGAACTCTTATGTCTTCAGTACCTTCTATAGCTTCAAAGCCTAAGCGTTCTCTTGCCTCAGCCGGTGTAATAATGCCTCCATTTACTAAGGAAGTATAGTACGCAGAAGAGTCTCGTAATTCTGGTTGCAGTGCGGGAATATTTGTAATATCTTCTGATAACGCAAAACCAAAATGTCTTTCTAGCCCAAAATTCATTTTACGAACAATGGGAAGTATAGTCTCAAGATAATACATCCTCATATTTGGGCGAATGTTAGCGTTGTTACCAGAATCCAATAGAATAGGAGGTACACCCAGTGCTTTTAATATAATTTTTTCATTTTCAGCAATAGCTGTTTGAAAATCTAGTTCTTTAAAGTTTACATTAGAAACAGAATCTAATTCAATGCCTCCGTCTAGTATAAGAGGTCTTCTTCCTCCCGCATCTGGTCTATATCTAGCAGTCCAAGATTGTATCATTCTTTCTTTTATTTTTTCTGAAAGTGTATTCGGAGATTTTAATACTAGTCCTGGGACTGCTCCATTCTTAAAGAAGTTATCTTGAAAATCCCTCATACTTCGCATAAGTACCATTGTACGTAATGCAGGCTTTAAACGTGATACCCCTCTATAAATAGAATAAAAAGAGTTATCTTTTATATGAATGATCTCGCTAGGTTTATAGCTGATTACTTCATTAAAAGTAAATTTTTCAATATATGTGCTATCACTTGCATGTATGTTTATTTTGTTTGCCGGTAAATGGTAAAGATGTACCCCATCAAAATAAATGAATATATTTCCGTCTATTAAAAAATCTGTTATCAAGTTGCGACGAAAGGTGCTGATATCCTGAAAAGGGTTAGGTTCTTTATTGAGAAGTAATTCGACCCTAGAACGCTTGATGCCTTTTACCACACTCTGCATACCTTGGATTTGTCCACCTACTGTGGTAGAGATTTCGGCCGCGTCATCAACTATCATATTTACGCCGCGATTAACGATTTCTAAATCTTCGTAGGCTCTCTCATAGTTTATTGTTCTTTCTCGAGAAGGGTCTATTTTATTATCATAGTAAGGCTGCGAGGGGTTTAGTTTCTCTTCAACTCCTTCAGGTTTTTTACCAAAAATATTGTTATACCAAGCCATGTTTTTCTCTTTGAATCTCTACCCAACGCATTTGTTTTTTTGCGGTTATTAAAGGAGGGTTTCTACCATAAAGTCTATGCAATTCTAAATGATGAAAGTGGCATAAAGTAACAGTGTCGTTATAAAGTTCCGCCCATTTATCTTCTATAAATTCGTCTCTCCAAATTACAATATACTCGTTTGTATAGTGTTCGGGTCGCTCTTTGTTTTTTTCCTTTAACCAGTCCTTTAATAAAAGGGCAAGTGTATAAAAATGGTGGAAATCTAGCTGTTCTGTCTCTTCACAGATTTCGCAAGAACTTCCTTTTTTATACTTTGATTTGGCTCTATCCCTTATATATTTTATAGGGTCTCTTTTGAGCTTTTTCATATTTGAAAGTATATCCAATTTGAGGTGTTATGTCAAATACTATTTTTGACTTGGTATCATTAAAACCCGCTGTTGCTTGTTTCGAATGAATATAATGCATACCTTAAAGCATCTGCCATGTGTGATGCTCGATTATGCTTAGGTTTTTCTCTGGCTAAATTAGGATTGGCGTCCCATTGGTATTGGTCTAAGGCCATGATACTTTCAGAGCATTTTTGATCAATAAAAAGACTATCATTATCTACTATGCTTGCTACATGTGCTATTCCGTCAAGAACAGATTTTTTAGCATTAATAGTACTAAGGTCATAGTTTTGTGCAAAATCAAATCGAGTTTGTTGAGCTGCGGAATCAATATAAATATAATCAATATCCCATTTACTTACTAATCTTTGTATTTCGTTGGCGTGATATTCTGTTGTTTTTTCGGCGTCTAAATATTCATCTAGTAAGTAGTATTTTTTATCGTCCCAATCGTACGCAACGACGCAGAACGCAGTAGGATCTCTATAACCAACATCCAACCCAGCAAAAACATCCATTTTGTGAGTTTCCAAGCCGTCTCCATTAAAGACGCACTTCTCGTGGTCGAAGTTCCAAACTTGTCCTTCGTATATATTAAAGTCTGCTTCATATTCTTGCTTAAACTCAGCCTCTGACATAGATTTTCTAGCTTCCATAATATCGTGTTCAGATATTCTGGGATTGTCTTTATACGTTGCTTTAATTGAAATCCATTCGGAAAAATCATCTGAAAAACCTCTGTCAAAAAACTCTGAAAACCAGTTGTTACGACCCCGAGGGGTAGATATAAAAATTGCCTTAGAATTTTCCTTATCCAACGTGGGGCGTAAGGCTACGTTAAATGCGTCCTTACCATCAGCAAGGGCCGCCTCGTCAAAAATAATTAAGTCGTAAGACCTACCTACACAGGAGTCTACTTGATTAACGGAACCCATCCGTATAGTAGAACCGTTTGAAAGTTCTATTACTTTATCTTTAGCGTTATCCTTAGTGACCTCTAGATCAAAGTGTTTAATTAAACCCCTCTGCAGATCAAAAGATATTTGAGATAAGGAATAGTTCGGAGACATAATAAGAATGTTAGAGCCAGGTACTAAAGATACTAGCTGTCCTATAATATTAGCAATGTACGTTTTACCCTGTCGTCTGGATAATGCTGCACAAACAAAACGATATTTAGGATTATTGATAGCGTTTAAAATGGCTACTTGAGAAGGTAGAGGCTCTATACCGAGTAATTCCATGTAAGGATTTACCTGTAATTTTAGATACCTCTCTTCTGCTACATAATCAAATAAATAGTTTGATATTATATCTTTTCGGCTAATTTCAACTGCCATTTTAATTTTGTCCTATTATTTTCAAAACTTACTTTTTACTTCCTACTGCGTCTGCCGCGAAAAATGCCGACACTAATACTGCTATTGAGGCAAAATAAGTAGGTGCAATATCTGCAATTAAGTTTGCCGCTGATTCTAGTCCAAAAAGAGAAGTTAGAAAAATACCAAAAGGGTACAGCAAAAGACCAACTAAAGAAAACCATGCCATCTTACGAATAGCATCTCGTTGAGCGTCTTTATCTTCTAATTCTTTACGTTTAAATTCTAAGTACATTTCTTTTTCAGAGTCGGATACTTCTCCGTCTCCATTTGTATCTGCGGGATGATACCCTGTTTTTTCGTCTACCATTTTACCTTGCCTCCTTCGCCTGTAGCAATTTATCTGCTGCTAAGTAGAAATTAAAAAATCAACATAAGTAAGCCTAGTATTAAGCCAAAACCTATAATAGCTGCTGTAAAAGCCACTCCGAGCAGCTTAGCAAACTCAATGTTCTTACGTCTACGAATCTTAGATATTCTAAGCTGTTTTTCATGCTCAAGCCTAGATTCTTCAACACGGGCCATAATTTCATTATAGTCTTTGGTCAACCCTTGCATCATCATTGAGTCTTTTAACTGCTGATTAAACATTGATAGCTGTCGCTTTGCAAGCTGTATCTGCATACTGTCTTTAACAGAGAGACGACCTACATACTTACTTTCGACATCCTGTACGGCCTCATTAGCTGTAGCATATCGTCCCATAAGAGTTGCTAAATCAGTTGCGTGACTCTTTGACTCTTTTATAGTTGAAATTGCATCATTTAATCCTTTAATTACGGATATTACTGTTGCGACTTCGGCAATCATCGGATTACCACTTCACTTTGTCCGCCCAGTATGCGGCACTCATTTTTCCTTTAGCGATGTTTTTGGCGTGTCGTGCTTTGAAAGACGCCCTCTTTTTTCGCATTGCTGTAGACTCTCCAGCCTTCGGCTTCCCTGCCGTTTTAGCTCCCTGCTGGCCGAAACGAATTGTCTTTATCTTACTGCCAACCTTAGCTACTACGATGTGTGACTTCTTTGCATGACCAGGAGTACGCTTTGGTTTATTAAACCCCGCAACGCCTGCCCTCTTCAGTCTTGAATCTTTTTTCTTTGCTTTGCGTTTTACTGCCATAGTTTATCGCCTCATTCTAGCCTTACGTTTTTTCTTTACGAAGGTCTTAACCATAGTAGGTTTGCCACCGGGATTGCCGGCTTTTCTTTTTCTACTTATTGCAGACTTTTTCTGAGCTGCAGTCATACGAGCTGCTTTTGCTTTTGGAACACATTTGGGGTATTTGCCTTTCTTTGCTTTCTTTCTCCCGCACTTGGCGTAACCACCTCCTTTCTTAGGACGAGAGATATCTACCCATTCTTCTTTGAACCACTTAGTTAAGCTCATTTAAACATTCGCACTACTTTGCTAAGTAGCATTTTAAACGCTGTCATATAAGCCCAGCCATGTCCAAACCACCAATGAAATTGATGATTTAGCTCAATCTTGTCTTTGCCGCCAAATTTACGAGTCCAGTTATCTACATAGTCTCCTTTATACCGAAGTACTGCATGAGAGATCTTTCTTTTGCTTGGACCAACTAAGCAGATACCCGCTTGATGCGTAAGTAACATCCACCACATCTTCAGTTGGCTTTCCCCGCATAGACGATAAAGTATAGAAAGTGAATAATCTTCACAGTCTCCTACAAACTTTCCAGCGGCATTTTCAGAGTATATAATCTTCCATGCGTCTGACATACCAAACTGTTCACTGTCAAGCCTATACTCCCATTTGGCAGTAAAGTCTGCAACAATCTTATCTCGCTTAGATACTTCTTCTTTTGTCATTTCTTCACTCCCATGCGATATTTACCTCCACGGCGCTTGTATTCTTTTACTAGAAACGCATTTGCATATGCTGAGGGGTAGACTTTAAATTTTCTTTTTACCTGAGCTTTTACCGCGGAGTACAGGCGCTTGTTTGTCGGTACGGGTTTCTTTTTCGCTGCTTTCCTTTTCTTCCGTACTGCCATTCTACTTGCCCCGCTTCTTCTTGCCTTTGCCCTTTCCTTTCTTAGCTGGACGTCCGCGTTTCTTACCGTAAGTTCCTTTACCTGCTGGCATAATGCTCTCCTACATCTTGGTGGCTAGAGTTACTAGTACACCTGCTAGGAACATAATTACTGTTCCACCCATTAATAACATACGAGACTCTATACGCA